GTCAATGTCCATTACCGTTGAGTATGTGACTATGAAGGTGGCCCAGAACCCGAACTTCCGAGTCTTGATTGTTTCTCAGACCCAGCAGTTAGCGGCAGACTTTCTTTACGCTATTAAGCAGCGTTTGACCCACCCACAGTACGAGGCATTCCAGCAGGCTTACGCCGCCGGTGTCGGCTTTAATAGTAAATCTGCTACGTGGGCTGCAACCCGCGTCACCTTCGGTGATGAACTACGTGAGTCATCTGAAAAGGACCCGAACATTGAAGCCGTCGGTATCGGCGGTCAGATTTACGGTAAGCGTGCAGATATGATCATTGTCGACGACGCCGTTACTTTGAAGAACGCCAATGAGTTTGAGAAGCAGATCCGCTGGTTGACCCAAGACGTGCGTTCCCGTCTTAACCCTACTGGCAAATTGATTATTATTGGAACCCGCGTGGCTTCCATTGACCTATATCGTGAGCTTCGCTCCGAAGATCGCTACCCAGGTGGGTTAGTACCGTGGACATATCTGGCAATGCCAGCCCTGCTAGAAGCAGATGAAGACCCTGATAAGTGGGTTACTTTGTGGCCAAAGTCAGATATGCCCTTTGATGGACAAGGTGAAGACGATAAGGACGAGAACGGGTTATATCCCCGCTGGTCTGGTCGAAACTTGTACAACGAACGCCAAGCGATGGATGCAAGTACCTGGGCTTTGGTATATCAGCAGCAAGACATCTCCGAAAACGCCGCTTTTGATCCTGTAATAGTAAAAGGCTCTATTGATGGTATGCGTAAAGCTGGCCGATTGGAACCTGGTTACCCAGGACACCCACAGAACACCCAAGGCTTTACGATTGTCTGCGGTATGGACCCAGCCATTGTGGGAGATACCGCCGCTATCGCTTATGCCATTGACCGTAACACTTCTAAAAGGTACATCCTCGATGCTATTAAAATTACGCGGCCTTCTCCGCAGCAGATTCGTGACATTATTATTAACTGGACTAGCCTTTATAGTCCTTCAGAGTGGATTATTGAGAAGAATGCTTTTCAGGCGTTCCTAACTCAAGACGAAGGAATCAAACAGCACCTTGCTTCACGTGGCGTTATCCTCAAGGAACACCATACTGGTAGCAATAAGTGGGATTCAGGATTCGGTGTTGCCTCGATGTCTACCCTTTTCGGGACTAAACAACCAGACGGAAAGCACCACCGAGATAACTTAATACATTTACCTAGTGATCAGTCCGAGAACGTCAAGGCTCTTATTGAGCAGTTGATTACGTGGACTCCGACCACTAAAGGTAAGACCGATATGGTAATGGCCTTATGGTTCTGTGAGATTCGAGCACGCGAGATGCTCAACTACGGCCAGTACGCCACGCACCACCTTAAGAATCCTTTCCTCTCCAGGGCGGAGTTAGGAAAGCGAGTGGTCATCAATATAGATGAAGCACTTGCACAACAGAATCAAACATTCGTCTAGGAGACAGCAATGGCAATTACCCCAAGCTACAAGGCTGAAGGAACAGAAGAGCATTACATTGACAAGGGCGCAGTAATGATGCCCCAGACTAACCCTGCATCTGATGCTAAGTATGCAGCTGGCAAGGCAGTAGCAGCAGCAACAGACAAGGTTGAATGGCCAACAAAGGTCGCAGGACTTACTAACTAAGGATTACAATGCTAACAGTTAAAGAGGTTACCGCTAAGGTAGCTCGCTTACAGACGAAGTACGCTGCACGCGATGCTCGTATGCGCGACGTCCTTTCGGTACGTCAAGGGGATATCTCCAAGGTATACCCATCTATGTTCTCAGATGAGTACCCAAAGCCACTCGTCGCTAACATCATTGACGTCGCTGCACGCGACCTAGCAGAATCTATGGCACCACTGCCATCATTTAACTGTTCAGCATCTAATACAGTTTCTGATACAGCACGCAAGGCAGCAGACCTACGTGGTCGTATTGCTAACTACTATGTAGATCGTGCAGAACTAGGCGTTCAGATGTATACCGGTGCAGACTGGTACAACACCTACGGAATGCTTATTGGTCGCGTCGAACTCGATTACGAGAACGAAGAGCCAATGCTTAAGATGATTAACCCATTTGGTGCTTACCCAGAACTAGACCGTTTTGGTCGTTGTCTATCTCTTACCCAGATTGTGGGTATGGATGCACAGACTTTGGCATCTATGTACCCAGAGTTCTACAACCAAATCGTTGGTATGAACCAATACACACCAGGTTCTCCATATCTTTCGCTAGTACGTTACCACGATAAAGACCAAGATCTTATCTATCTACCAGATCGTAAGGGCTTAGTTCTATCTAATACACCTAACCCAATCGGTGAATGTATGGTTCGTGTTGCTATGCGACCATCTATCGATGGTGAAGCACGCGGTCAGTACGATGACGTGCTCGGTGTACAGCTTGCTCGTGCACGTATGGCAGTGCTTCAGATTCAGGCAGCAGAAAAATCTATCCAAGCACCTATTGCTATCCCACAGGATGTGCAGGAACTTGCACTCGGACCAGATTCTATTATGCGTTCTGCCAACCCACAGGGTATTCGTCGCGTTCCACTTGAACTTCCGCCTGGATTATTCAGCGAATCAGGTGTACTAGAGCGTGAACTTCGTACCGGTGCTCGTTATCCAGAGACACGTGGCGGCAATTCAGACGCTTCTATCGTTACAGGTCGTGGCGTTCAAGCCCTACAGGCTGGATTCGATACACAGATCAAGGCAGCACAGTCACAGTTCGCTCGCCTATTCGTAGAACTTATTGGTATTTGCTTTAAGACCGATGAGAAGCTATTTGGTAACAAGCTCAAAGAGATTCGTGGCGTCGATGACGGCACACCATACACAATTAAGTACAACCCTGCCAAGGCTATCAACGGTGATTACACCGTAGATGTCCGTTACGGCATTATGTCTGGTATGAATCCAAACAACGCAACAGTAGCTCTACTACAGATGCGTTCAGACAAGCTTGTATCACGCGACTATGTACGTCGTGAACTCCCAATCGAAATCAATGTTGGCCAAGAAGAACAAAAGGTTGATATTGAAGAGATGCGTGATGCACTTCGTGCAGCTATTGGGCAGACCGCACTTGCAATCCCACAGATGGTTGCACAGGGTCAAGACCCAATGAAGATTATTACTTCCTTTGCAGAGATGATTAAGAATCGTCAAAAGGGTATGAGTATTGAGACTGTTGTGGAGAAGGCATTTATGCCAGAACCTCAGCCTGAGACAGCAGCGATGCAGCCTCAGCCCCCAGTAGCAGGTATGGCTCCCGCCTCTGCCTCGCAGCCAAGTATGGAAACAACTGGCGGTGCAGCCCCTGCTGCTGGCGGTCCACAAGGCGTACCACAAGGTAAGCCAGATATTGCATCATTGCTCGCATCAATCGGCGGCGCGGCATAACTTCTAAGGGGGTGAAATATGAAAAAAGGTACACAAGCACCAGCATCAATGTCAAAGCCAGTTGAAGGCAGCAAGGCAGGATCTGTTGTCACAGGCGGTAAGGTAATGGCTCCATTCGCTGGAACTCCAAAGCCAGGCACTATGGTAAAGAAGAAGAAGTAAAAAAACTTTTAGAAAGCGGGTGCACTGGATGGATAATCAAGTTCGACGTCCAGTGCGCTTCGCTGACTTTTTAGTTGTTGGCGCGGAGCTTGCATACAATATGATGCAAGTAGTTACAGCAGCCGCAGAAGATTTACTAGAGTTATCTATCTATAACGCTAACAGAGAAACAGAATTAAACAAGGTCTGGGAAGACTTTGCCACAGACTTAGAGACTATTCAGGAGAATACAGATGGCGATTGAAGACGCTAAGAACCCTATGCAGGGTGTATCTGGTCCTGGACCGTACGCAAAGCGCACTGATCTTTCATACCAGTCACAATCTTACGGTGATGGTGCAGCTTACGACGCAGCTAAATCAGGTGCACCTCTTGCTAAGGCACCCAAAAATCCTAAACTTTCAGAAGCACCACGTGTATCAAACCCACCTGTAGGTCTTTACGACCCAACACAGCGCCCAGATGAACCAGTAACTGCTGGTATCGATAGAGGCGCAGGCGCAGGATCAGATGCTCTACTAATGGGACAGTCTGACGACACTAATTTCCGTGCAAACATTGCTGCATATATGCCAGTATTAACTTACGTTGCAGGTCTTCCTAACGCATCTCCTGAAACTCGTGCGGCCATCCGCCAGTTAAGAGACTATGCGTGAGTTGGTATAACAAATTAGGTGATGTTGCCTCTACTGTATCCAAAGGTGCTGTCTCATTTACTGGAGACGTCCTTGGCGCAGTTGCAGCTCC